GGCGGAGTCCCCGGAGCTGCCGATCTGGGCGGAGTCCCCGGAGCTGCCGATCTGGGCGGAGTCCCCGGAGCTGCCGATCTGGGCGGAGTCCCCGGAGCTGCCGATCTGGGCGGAGTCCCCGGAGCTGCCGATCTTGGCGGAGTCCCCGGAGCTGCCGATCTGGGCGTAGTCCCCGGAGCTGCCGATCTTGGCGTAGTACCCGGAGCTGCCGATCTTGGCGGAGTCCCCGGAGCTGCCGATCTTGGCGTAGTACCCGGAGCTGCCGATCTTGGCGGAGTCCCCGGAGCTGCCGATCTGGGCGTAGTACCCGGAGCTGCCGATCTTGGCGTAGTACCCGGAGCTGCCGATCTGGGCGGAGTCCCCGGAGCTGCCGATCTGGGCGTAGTCCCCGGAGCCAACATTTGCATCGGGCATTTCGCGGATGGTCTTTTCAAGCGCAAAGTCCACACAAGCCTTCACAAATCCGGCAAAGCTCAGTTTTACGCCGATTTTCAATTTTTTCGTGCAGAATTTCTTAGCATCATCCGTCTTTGTTTTGTCCAGCGCCTCGACCTCGGCGAAGTCGTTAAATCTTCCGTCAGGGCGGACGAGGTCGTAATAGTCCAGCACGTCAAAGGGGTTTTCGCAAAAGTGCATTCCGTTCTTGCAGATTTCTGCTTCCGGTTCCTCAAAAACCGTATTTTCCTGATATTGCTTGTCCTTGCAGACAAGGCCGGGGTTGAATCCTTTGTAGCCTTTCATTTCTCATTTCCTTTCTTTTTCTGCATCCGATCCCGGTTATATTGCCGCTGGTGCCTCTCATAGCACTCAAAGCTGCAATAGGTTCTCCGGGAATCGTCTGCCACTTCCTTGCCGCACACAGGGCAGATCTTCACCGGTTTCCCGGCAATGTGGGCCAGGTGGGCGATCTGCCGCTTGCCCTCTCTGGCGCAGCGGTCGGAGCAGTAGGTCCTAAATGGCGGCAGCACCACGTTTCCGCAGACCCTGCATCTGGGCAGTTGCTTCCGCGGGGCGTTCAGCAGGCTCTCGCACAGCGGTTTGCCCGGCAGCAGCCCCCGCTCCTTGCGGTACATGTACTCGCCGTAGTGCAGACCGTAGGCTGTGGCGTCCCCGGCGTCGGCGCAGGATGCGCAGCGGCCTTTGCTGTCCAGGTCTTTGACAAGGTGGCAGTAGATGCAGCGTGTCATGTAGCATCACCTCCAAACATCCGGCGGATGGCGGCTTGCTCATCCGCGTCAAGGGGTCTGCGACCTGCGGCATCCGGGGATTTGCCCATGTACGCGGCGGGTTTTTTGGCCAGACGGTCAAAAACCACGGACTTCCAATTTGCGGCCATACATTCGTCAATCAGGGCGCAGATTGCGGAATCGGGGTAGGTTTCCAGATATTTGGCGATCTGGGACAGAAGGGCCTGCTTGCCCTGCTGGGTGTAGCCCTCCCGGCGCTGGGATTTGTAGACAAACCATTGCCGGAGTTTGGCATCCAGGGCGGGAGAGAAAGTGAAGGGAGAAAAATCAGCGCTTTGCGGTCTGGGTGTGGGTGTGTTGCTGGGCTGAACCGACGGCGCGGGGGTACTCACACACTTGTTAGAGCTATTATATATTTCTTTTTCCTTCTCATTTTCCATTGCCTTTTCCTTCTCCTTTTCCTTTTCCTTGGCATCATCGGCATGATTTTCATGCGGCGGTACGTTTGGCATGCCATCGTATGCCATGGCATCGTTGGTATCATCTTTATTCCAACGCTTGTTTGCGTTGTCGGATTGCTTTTTGCACTTATTGGCATACTTGGCATTATCTCTGTCGATCTGTCCGCGGAAAACCGGGAAGACGAACCGCTCATTGCCACTGAGGTGCTCGACTTCGCCCGACTTGCTGTATTTTAGGCAAGCCACGAAAAGTCGACCCCGCTCAGCATCCGTGAGGGGTTCCAAAGCATCAAGATAACTATGATATGCGCAAAAGTATTCAACCGCCATGTTTATTCTCCTTGTGCCATTTTTGGTGACACGGAATACACAGCGTAATTCCGTTTTTGATGTCGTACCTTTTCTCCGGGAAATGCGCATAGGGGAAGATGTGGTGAGCATTGAGCTTTACTCCTCTCGCCCCGCACATTTGGCAAGTGTAATTATCTCGTTCAAAAACCGATTTGCGCCACGCTTTATATTCTGCGCATCTTCGGCCTTCAACGGAACGCCGCCTTTCTTTTTCCAGCTCCGGCTTTAACTTTTCAAATACCGAAAGCAATACCGGATTATAAGAATGCAAATTATCCAGCGGAGAAATCCCGTACAGGAGATAGGAGCAGATCATATCGTAGGCATCTGCCCGGTCCTGCTTCTTCTTGATGCGGGTAATGGCCTTGAAAAAGCTCTCATAGAATGTGAATTGGGTGCGCTGCACTTACCGCGCCTCCTTTCTGCCGGGGGCAATGGAATACCGGGAGAAGCTGGTATGCTCACCGTAGCGGTTTTTGCCGCTGACGGTTTCGGAGCGGATGGGGACGCCTTGAGCTTTCAGATCCCAGATTCTCGCGCCAAGTCGGTAAATACCGTACTCGGTAATGGCCTCGGCTTGGGTGATAGAGCCGTAGTCCTGCATATGGCGGAGGATTCTTTCACATTGGGTCATAGCAGCCTCCTCAGAAGGGGAAGGCTTCATCGTCGCCGGTCAGTTCCGGGTACTCGGCCATGGGGTCGCTGACAGGGGGGGAATAGTCGGAAGCGGCGGAACCCTGAGAATCCTTCTTGGAGGAGCCGAAATAGATATTATCGGTGACGATCTCGGCGGTACGGCGGTTGTTGCCGTTCTTGTCTTGCCATGTGCGGATTTGCAGCCTGCCGGAAACAACAGCCATGCTGCCCTTCTGGAAATACTTGGAGACGAAATCCGCGGCTGCCCTCCAGGCGACGCAGTCAATGAAATCCGTCTCGCGCTTGCCTGTCTGGCTGTCGGCTATGTCCCGCTCCACGGCGAGGGAGAAGTTGGCGCAGGAGAGGCCGGAATTGGTCTTCCTTAATTCAGGGTCGCGGGTCAAGCGGCCCATTACGGTGATTCTGTTCAGCATTTTGTAAAATCTCCTTTTTGGTGATTCTCTTGCCGTCTCGCCGGATGGTGTATCCGGCGGACAGCATGGAAAGCTCGGTTTCCGGGGGATAGCGGATACCGGAATCCGTATACATAAGGGTGCGTCCATCGGAACCGTGGACGGCGTAGCGGGGCGGGTTACTCATATTCCACCTGCAAGGGGGTAATGGCTGTGAGGTGCTCTGTGGCCCGGCAGTAGGGGCAATGGCCGCAGCGTGTAGCGGCAATACGTCCGGTTTTGATAGCCTGATAGCGGGGAGCCAGAGCCTCCACATCTGCCATGGCGTTCTGTAGGTCGGCATCGGGAATAAAGATGGCGAAAATGCGGGGGTGGGTCTCTTTGGTAATTCCGGTCAGGACAAAGGGGGCTTCCCGGCGGACAAGCCGCTGATAGATGGCGCCCTGAATGTCATAGCCCCAGTACTGGGCGAAGCTGATGCGGCACTGGGTCTCGTCATTCCACACGGAATCCAGGGAACCCATGTATTTCAGGTCTACGATGATCTGACCGCCGAAGGGGACCAACTTCTTCACGTCCGGGAACTTCTCGCAGATTTTGCGGACCTGATCGGCGGACAGGAGGCTGTCGACCTTGCACTTGAAGGGGACCCCGGCAATGCGTCCGGTCTTGACGACCTGATGGCGGCCGGAGAGAAGGGCGTGGATTAAAGGCTCGTTGTCAAGCCGCTGGCAGGCTTCAAAGGCCCGGTTGAAATCCTCGTAAAACTCGCCGCTCTTCTTGCGAATCTCCGGATGAGCGGCCACCCAGGCGTTGAACTCGCCGGAAAAGTAAGCATCCACGAAGGAGCCTAAGAGAAGCGCCTTTGTGGGGGTGGGGGTGTAATCCCCTCGCAGCTCGGCCATTGCCGCGGCCTCGCACTCGCGGAATGCCTTGAACTGGGAATTGCTGAGATATGCCCAGTTGGCTTCACGGGAATAGTAATTCTCATTCGTGATCGGGAGCAGCTTCTTCTGTAGGGCCGGTCTGGACATCCTCCGCTACCTCCTTTCCGGTCTGGCGAACCATGGCGCAATTGAAGCACAGGGGCACACCGAATTTTTTTGCGGTGTAATGGGCCATGTACTCGGCGGAGCGGCCATTGGCGGGGGTGATGGGGCCGCCGCAATCGGAACAGCGGGCGGCGGGGGTCTCCTTGGGTTTCCGGGGCCGGACGCGGACGGCAGAAACCAGCTCCCCGAATGCCTTGATATTGTGCTCGATATAGAGCTGGACGCGGACGCCTTTCCAGTCCTCAAAGTAAGGGGAACCGGCTACCTTCTCGATGGCCTTGGAGCGGGCCACGTTCAGGATCATGGGTTTCAGGTTCTCGGCAAAGTGGACCACGGCTTTCTGGGATTTGCCATCGGTGGTGGTGACGGTCTCGGACTGATTGACGGAAGCAATGGTCGCTACCTTCTCTTCGCCCTCGTTAAAATCCGCCTCGCCCAGATAGTTGGGGTCGGAGACAATTTTTTTCCAGTGGGTCTTTTCCATGGTTAGTCCTCCTCGGTTTCTGGTTCTATGGGGTCATTTGGTTCTTCTATGTAGGCAATGCAGTCGGGGCACCAGAATTCGTCTCGCTTGGGAAAATAGAATCTAGTGTCGGCAGTGATCGGCTCGCCGCAGTTGGCGCAGCGGGGGAAGGTACGAAGGTAACGCTCCCATCTGGTTTCTCGCTGAAGCTCCTGATAGGCGGGGTCACAGGAAATGGGTAATTTCACTTGATTTTGGCCCTTTCTTCTGATATAATGAGGGTGCTCTGCTGAGAGAGCATACATTGGGTTAGACGTTCCTTTCTGCATCATCCCCTTTCTTCTCCGGCCTCTGCGGTAACAGAGGCCGGAATTTTTTTGCGTTCCCGGTAAGACCTCTGGTAAGCAAGGCGGGCTTCCCGGTTGGTGCGGTAGTATTCCCGCTGGTATGCCCGGCGGGCGTCCGCTTTTTCCGGGTGCGTCAAACGATACTTGCGGACACGGTAAGCCTCTTCCTCTTTGCTTCTGGGGTGCTGCCTGCCGTACTCGGCACGGCGGGCGTTACGTTCGGCGCGGTGGGCGTAATAATAGCGGAGTTCCCGGGAGCGTTCTTCCTCCGGAATCAGTTTACGCGCCATAGTAGTAAGTGACCACGAAGGGGGAACGGGTGCGGTGGTTGCGGTGGACGGCCTCAAACAGGTCGGCGTTGTCCTTGTCAAATGCGGAATCAGCGGCGAGAAGACCTTCCTTCAGGGCGGCGTTCTCTTTTTTCAGCCCTTCGATTTTGGCGTTCTGGGCCTCGATCATGCGGCGGGCCTTGCGGCACTGGTCGGCCATAAAGCGATAGCGGGCGAGTTCATCGGGATTCATTTTGGGTTACCTCCTTTAACCATTCTTCAAATTCTTTCCGGTAAATGCGATAGGCACGGCGGCCTGTTCTGCTGACGTTCCAGGCGTGGATGAAGCGGATTTCTCCGGATTCGGTCATGTTGACCAGAGACGCCCAGGAGATCCGGCAGCCAATGGAGCGGAGAGCCGCGAGGACTTCCTTTTGCGTCATAAAGATGGGGTCATTCTTCATGGGGCTGGTCCTCCTTTTTGGCGGGGGATACCATAGCGGCCATGTCGGCCATGCCGGACAGATAAGTGTTCGCTTTTTCCAGAGCTGCGGCCCGGAGAGGGGCGGGAATGGAAGCGGCGGTCTTCTGGATCTGCTTGGCAAGGTTCTTTTCGGCTTCAGGCATTTTTCTTCACCTCCTCCTGCTGGACGGTAACGACTTTGATTTTCAGCCAGTCGGCTTTGTCGGGGGAGGCCAGGAGTTTTTCGTTCTCCCGGTCGATGGCCTCGGCCTCTTCCCTGGAAACTTCCCGGCCCTGACAATAGTAATGTTTGCTTTTCATTGGATTTCGTTTCCTTTCTTGCGTTTTCGTTGGGATTGTGATACATTGGGTGGCGGGGGCCGGAATCGAACCGGCCCTTGTGGGGTGGATTACTTTTCCTCCGGGTAGACGGCGTTGAATTCGTCCAGGGCGCGGCAGGCCGAGGAAACGTCTGCTTCCGCACTCTTCTTTTCCTCACCGCTTACAAATTCTGCGAACATCTCAAACGAAATTTCAGCGGCATCCTTATGGATTTTAAGCGAATTGCGAATGATCTCGATGGTTTCCGGGGAGAGGCTGGGGATGGTATTCATTGGTTTATTCCTCCTTTTCGGGGTAGGCTTCGTTGAACTCGTTCAGATCCTGGCGGGCCTGTTCAATCAATCTGAATGCATCAAAACGGGCCTGAATCAATTTTTTGTCGTCGGGGAGAAGCTGGAGAAGCTCGCCTACGCTCGCAGCCGCTTTTCTTAAAGAATCTACGTACAGGCCAAGGGCCTTGCGAATGCGGTTGGCGGTATCATCGGAGAGGTGCGGGGCGGCGGGGGCCTCAATGGGGGTGGGGCTGGGGTTGCCTTGCTTTTTCGCTTCCTCCTTCAGCTCGGAGAGGGCGCTGTTCAGCTCTTTGGCGTCCCGATCGATCTGGATGATCTTGTCAACGTCTTCCGGCGGGAAACAGAGAGACGCGGGCGACCGGGAGCAATTGCCGCTGACGATGCGGAATTTCTCGGCAATCAGGCGGGCTTTCTCCCTGCCAATCAGGGAGCGCAGGAACAGGTTGGTTTCGGGTTTCATTGGTTTATTCCTCCTTCGAAGTGTTGGAAATCTTTTCTTCCGCTGCCTTATAGGCGAAGCGGAGGGCTTCCAGATAGGGGTCATAGGGCGTTTGCTTGCGCATGGTCATCCGTTCGTGGTAGCTTATCAAGCCGCGGAGAATGGAGAGGTAAAATTCCTCGTTCGGGACGAATTTTACCGATGGAACAAAATTGGATTGTGCTTTAGCATGAGAACAATCGTCGGGGGTGAGTGATTTCAGAAGTTCCGTCATTTGCCCAACGAAAAAACGTGAATCGCACAGCTGCATCAGCTTGTTTGCATTTGCGAGGTCGCATCCTTTTTTCAAGGTACTCTCTATTTCGAGCTGAATGCGAGCGCGCTCTTTCGCGGCGTAGTTGGATAAGATTTGGATTTCTTGACTGGTCATTGGTTTATTCCTCCTTCGGGGGTTAAATTTTGGAAAGGGTTGATTGGGAATGAAGAAATTCTTTGAGACGATTGGTTTTTGGGGGCTTATGCTGCTGTGCGGGTATTTGGTTGGGCTTGCGCTGGATGCAATTCATGCAGATATGACGTTCATCGGTTTTGTGTTCAGTGCACTTATTTACTCTCTGGTATGGGAACACAAGCAAATTAAGAAAGACTATGTAAGCAATGACTTTTATGAGGAGCAACTAGCACGGTGCAGGCTGAAATATGAGCGAAACATCGGGAATCGGTTAGACCTTTTTGCAATTAAAAAGACTTGTAATGTGACTGGGGAACTCGTTTCCGTCTATTTCCATCCGTATAAGGACGATGGAAAGCGGATGCTGAAGTTTAACGGCTGCGGGATTCGGGACGAATGCGAGGGCTGCGAGAAATGTGTAAACGAATCTTTTGAGATTGTGCATAAGTTGAACACCGGAGAAGAAACGTTTGAATCTACGCAGGCATTCAAAGTCAAGAGTTCCGATGCTTGAAAGTGGTTTCCCGTTAGCGCACAAATGTTCCGATTGCCAAAATTAACCAGTAATGGTAGAATGGCGTTTGTGCCGGTGCTGCGCAACACAGGCACGTACTTACACGGCGGAGGTGATGAAAGTTGCAAAGCTTTTTGACCGAAACCGTGATTCCACGCGGCCTACCAGAGCGGTGAGGCGCTGACGTGCGAGCAGACCGCTAAACAGCGCTTGCCAATGAGAGAGGGAATGGCGTTTTCCTCCGGCTTAGCCCAGGGTAAATGGGACGTTGGTCATTGGTTGGAATCGGTGTCTGTAGGGCCCACCAGGTAAACGCCGCCTGGTGGGTTCCTCCTTTTGTGCGCTAACGGGTTGTTAATAAGGAATAAATCTTATTAACTAAGCATAATATAGCACTACATATTTATAATGTCAAGCATTATTTCATACATGAGTAATATTTTTTTCTTGCTTTTTTACGCTGAGCGTGATATGATGCAAAACGAAAGGAGGTGTGACAAATGGAAGAAACCATAAACCACCGTATCGAACAGGTATGGGAGGAATCCAAACTCACAAAATCGGCATTTTCGGAAAAGATTGGCATATCTCAGCCGTATCTTAGTCGGCTTTGCAAGGAGGCTTTAACCCCCAGTGACCGCACGATCTCCGACATCTGCCGGGTCTTCCGGGTCAACGAGGATTGGCTGCGGAACGGAACCGGGGCAAAGTACCGGAAGAAGCCCAGAGCGGAAGAACTGGGCGAAATCTTTGCCGATCTGGAAGTTGACGACACGGTGAAGGCCCGGTTTATCAGGACGCTGGCGGACTTCCCGGAGGAGTATTTCGCCCAGGCACTGGAAATGGCCCGGAAGTTTTTGGAGCGGTACGCCCAGGAAGAGGGGCCGGGAGCATAAAAAAAGAAAGCCGGTGCGGCGTGAAAGCTGCATCGGCTTTTCTTTATTCCTTTCTCGCGGCCCGCTTCTCGACGGTTATCATAGTGACACGGAGCCATTTCAGGGGCATTTTCTCCAACAGGGGCAGGATGGCGGCAATCAGGGCGGCGCGTTCTTCTCGTTCGTTTTCCATTGTAATGGCTCCTTTGCATATTTTTGTCGAGTTTTGACTATTTACATTCGTTTTCGCTGGTGTTATGCTGATATTGACAGTGGCGTTCGCTTGTGTACTCGAACAACTGTTCTAATGCTACAATGGCTAAAGTCCAATAAAACGGACTTATTGTGCTATGGAACAACGGGGAAAACAAGTGGAAATGTCCGGCCCCCAGTGCCACAAGGGGACCGGACGGAATGCCGCCGGGAAGGCGTGTCCCCTGCCGGCTGCTTACAGGATAGCACCGGCAGGGTGAAAAAGGGAATCCCCCAGACCGGGGAAACGCACGGTCTGGGGGTGAAAACACATCGGAAAGGGGAAAACGCAAAATGCAGGATGGGTTAGCATTGTACGCGGAAATGCAGGAACGGGCGGCCAAGCTGCAGGAAGCCATGAAAGCGGAGAAGCAAAGGCAGGGGAAAACAAACCAGCAGATGATCGACGAAAGCGGGGTGGCCCGGTCAACGGTGAATAACTACTTTGCCGGAGTGCTGAACGGGCCGGGGCTGGTGCAGACGGCGGCGCTGTGCAAGGTGCTGGGGATGTCCATTGACAATGCCATGGGGCTGTCCTCTGCCGCTGATGATGACGCGGCAAAGCTGCGGGCGGAGCTGGATCATAAGGAAGAGGTTATACAGATACTTGACGGCGGCGTGAAGGCCAGAAGGCCGTTGATCTATGGGCTGCTGGGGCTGTGCGCCTTGCTGGGCACGGCGCTGATGATGTATATCATACTGGACGCCAGCAGGCCGGATGCCGGCCTGATCCGCGCGGATGGCGTGTCCCCTATCCTGATTGCATTTTGTCTTGCCGGTGTGTGTGGCGGGCTGTGGACGGCGTGCAGGGCGGTGAAAGACAGGGTAACGCGGAGACATGGGGAACGGTAAAAAGCGGGAGCCTGCCGGGTGTGGCAGGCTCCTGTTATCTTTCCCAGGCGGGTTTTTCAATGCGCTTTTCGGGGATGGCGGTGGGGTTGGCGGCGCAAAGGGCTTCAAAGTCCTTGATTGCCTGACGGCGGTCCTTGCCGGGGTAGCGGGTGCTGGACAACTGGCGCTCTGTGCCGTCTTCGTAGCGGCGGCGGGTGGTCAGGTAGTAATAGATGCCATTGGAGGCGGTGCGCTCCAGACGGATGACCAGGGCGCTATCCATTACGGCAAGGGCGGCGTATCGCTGCTGGAGGGCGGTACGGTAGCTTTGCAGCTGGGCAATTCGCCCGGTCAGCTCCTTGATGGCCTGGGCGGTTTTCCGGTCCTCGGCGGCGACCATTTCCGGGGATTCCAGCTTGTCGGGACGGTAAAAATAGTAGCGGTTGGCAATCTCGGCGTAACCGTCACGGCAGTTATAGCCGGTAAACATTGATTTCCATTCGGGGCGGGGGGAATCGGTCATACGATCAAGTCCTTTCCAGCTGCGGCCAGGTAATGCCGCAGGAAGTCAGGCAAAGAGCAGGGGGAAAAGTTGGCGTCGGTGTCGGCGTAAAGATCCTGATCCATGGCGGCGGTGATGGCGTCCCAGTTGGCGGCAATGGCGGAATCGATATAGTCCAGATCTTCCGGGGGCGTGAAGGTCTGGCCGCCGTCAAGGCTCAGGGATGCGGAAGCAGTACGGGGCGGTGTGGGGGTCCAGCCGGTGCGGGCGATCTCCTCGCGGATGAGGCGGCGGATCTCTTGCAATGGTGCGCCGGTGGCGGTCAGGTATTCCAGCACGTCGGCATCATTGACACGGTTAAAGCGGAGGCAGACACGCTGGGTTTTCTCGCGCTGCCAGGCGACTTGCGCTGTGCTCATGGGGTCACACCTCCAACAGCCCTTCGGCGCGCTGGAGGAGGAGGCGGGTGTACAGGGGGCATTGGGCAATGCCGCGGCACCAGTCCTCGACCGTGCGGCGGGGAATGCAATACCGCTCGGCAAAAGCGGCTTGGGAGAGGCCGGAGGCGGTGACGATGGCGCGGACCGGGCGATTGACGGCGGCGTAGATGGCGCTGAGCTGATCGATGCGGGCGGCGGGGATGTCGGCGGTTCCGGCATCGCCCCAGATGGTAGACAGGGCGAGGTCGGAAACGTAGGCGTCGATGTCGGTGTAGGCGGGGACTTCCCGGACGCATGCGGCGAATTGGGTGTCAGTCATGGCAGTTTCCTTTCTGCCCTCGTGACCTCCGGGGCGGGAATGTGGTTATTTCTTTTTTGCATACCAGGCGGCGTGGTTGATACGGCTGCATTCGGGGCTGCAGGTTTTGGACGCGTCTGTTGGGACAAACTTTTTCCCGCAGACAATGCAAGCAATTGGGGAAGAAGCGGCTTTGCGGACGGTTTTTCGAGCTTCCAGGGTGGTGTTTTCGGCGTACCAGCGGAGTGCCTGTTTCCGGTCATTCTCCCGGATCGCCTCGGCGGCGCAAGCTGGGCAATATCGTTGGCGTCCGGAATTGACGGTGTATGCAGCACCGCAGATCTCGCAAGTGTCAGTGCTTCCGATGGGCCTGGCCGGACCATTGCGCTTGCTTCTGATGTCCGCGGCCTTCCTGCGTTCGTGCCGGCAATCCGGACAATACCAGGCGCGGGGGCCGCCGGGGAAGGTCTTCCCGCATTGGCGGCAAGTCCGCGGCCTGATTGTTGTCTTCTTCTGGGCGGCGACGCAATCCGGGCAGGCGCTGGAACCCGGATCGCCGTCGTAGGTGCTGCCGCAGTACTTACAGATCTTTTTCATCCTCTAGCCCACATCCGGGCCGCCTCGTTGGCGGCAGCTACTTCGTCAGCGTCGGAGATAGCGTCGGAGATAGCGTCGGCGATTTCCTGCATAGTCATGTGACAGCTTGTACGGCATACGGTAATAACGTCGCTGTCACGGTATTCCGTCCACGAATTCTGGCCAAGGCTGTAGTGATAATCCGTCCAGACGTCGCCGGTGCTGACGTCATAGTTGATCTGTACATAGCTGCCGCTGTAATAGCCGTAGTTCTGCGTCTCTCCGGAGGCTTTTTTGAGGCCATGCATTTTAAGACCATGAGTGTTGATTTTAGCCATGATTGTAATCTCCTTTTTGTTTTGTTTGGGTATCTCCCTTAAGTGTCTTTATTATACCACGGATTCCGTGGAGTGTCAAGGGGGAAAGTAAGATTTTTTTCATCCCCGTGTAGCCGGTAGGGCAGCCATCATATCAAGCCGTCAGGACGGCGGAGGGGCGGGACTTGATGCGCTCGGAGCCGTGGAGCTGCCGGATCTCCTCCATGGAGTAGTTACGGCGGGCCTTGCTGCGGCTGCCTTCCGGCTTCCAGTACCAGGCGGCTTTCCCCTTGCTGTAGCGGAGACCGGCGGCTTTCAGGGCTTCCCGGTTGGGGTAGGTGTTGCCGGTGACCCAGATCCAGGACCCGCAAATCTCGATGTCGATACCGGCAAGGATCACCAGCCGGGAGATCACGGCCCGGAATGCCTCGGGGGCTTCCTCGGCTTCCTGGGGTGCGCCGGTCTGCTGGGTGGTGGTGCGGCCGGACTGGATGCGGTGGAAAGCCTCATCATATTCCTGATTGATGGCGGCCATGGTTGCGGTGTCGCCGCCACGGTCCGGATGGTGGATCATGCACAGACGGCGGTACTCATGCTTCAGGGCGTCAAGGGTGGCGCAGGATGCAAAGTATTTCATTTTGCTTCCTCCTCTGCCGCGATAAACGCATGGTATACGGTCTCGTAGTCGATGCCGACGCACTGGAGCAGGACGGAAAGAGCGGTCTGGGCGTCGTGGCTGGGCATCTTAACATATAGCTTGCTGGCCTCGCTTAGCAGCTGCTCGTCGGTGACAACGTGGGCGGTGGTGACGGTGAGCTTCTTCTTGCTGGCTGCTCTGATCATCTGCTCGGTGGTAAGGGTGTTCTTCTTCATGGTTTTTTCCTCCTTGACTTTTGGGGCGTCAAGGGGTACAATACAGATACCCCTTGATCGCTTGTGGTGAGTTGGTTTTGGGTGTTGCCTCGGTTGGTGTTAGCTGCACCGCCGGGGCTTTTTGTTTGTGGCTTCATGATAGCATAGGGCGCCCTATTTGTCAAGCACTTTTTTTATTTTTTCCAAAATATTTTTTACGGGCCGTTTTGGGCCTGTTTTTTTGCGCTTTTTTGTTGCTGCGGCGTTTTTTGTTTGCTATATTGATTATATATACAATATAAGGCTTCAAGCCGGAAAGGATGTTCATTTATGGCAACTGAAAATGACGGGAAAGTTCAAAAAAGGTACAGAATTGCGGGGTTTGATATGGATCTGGATACCCTCAATGGGCACATATCCAGGTATAAGCAGATGGCGGCAGATGGGGAGGTCGAGCTACCGTCCTGGTCCGACTGGGTAAGCCGGGCGGGGTTGACAGAAGCGATCTGCGCTGAGGTAATGGAGCGGGCGGCGGAGGGGCCAAGTAGTACATACTACGACCGGGGCAAGGCGCTGGGGGCCTTGTGGCAGTGGTGCCGCGGGCAGTATATAAGTAACCCCAACTGGGGGGCGACGGCGGCCAGAGTCAACAAAGCGATGATGCTATATAGGATGCAGCCCGATGGACAGGAGCGGGCCAGACCTGCCACGGTGCAGGCCAAACAGGGGCCGTCGGAACTAATTATATCGTTCGGGCGGGGCGATCAGCGGGCCCAAAACGCCGGGGGTTGATGGCGTTGTCTATCTCCTATGGACATTTCAAGATATGCAATCAATCATAGCTATTGTGTATCGCAAATGGTGCCTCGAACGCAACCAAATATTTATTTTGTTGCGTTCGCCATTTCCGGCCTATCAATGATGACGGGCCGGGCTGGGGGCTGCTGGGGGCTATTAAGGACGGCGGGCCGGGGCGCTGATGGTCCCCCAGATGGGGCATCATTTGATGACCCCCACCCCCGGGGGTAGCGGAAAAACGGGCGGGCCGCGCGCAGAAGGGTAGGCTTATATACGACACACTCTCCCCCACCCCCTCCAATGTCCGAACGGCCCGGGATGGTTTGACCGGGTACATCGTGCCCCCTGCCGTTGGAAACATGCCGGTGCTGATTGAAGCGGGCTTCTGTGCTGTGATTTCAAAAAATCAATGCGAGTAAATATGTAAAGCTATAATATTATATTAAAGCCTTATAGAGAATACCTAGCTATAATATTATTATAATATATATATACTATACAGGTATAGTATTATAGTCCGGGCCGGGTGGGGCGGATGGGTTCTGAAAAAAGTTCTTGACAAGGTGCAATAAGTTGGAAATGATATGGCCGAGGGGATACCGGAAAAAGGGCTGGGCTGTTTCGTTTGGGCCTTTCCGAAAAAATAATAAACCTCTCTCAATATCGGGTATGTGTGTGTAGCACAACTGGCGGTGCGCTGAATGCTATGTTCAGAGGGTGAGAGTTCGACCCTCTCCACACACGCCAACACGGAGGCGAAAGCGGTGGTAAATACGGAAGACGGATATATTCTCTGCCCGGTGTGCGGGAAGAAGACGAAGACGAAGGTGCTGCCGGAAACGGAGCTGAATCGGTTCCCTCTATACTGCCCGTGGTGCAAACGGCAGACCGTCATCGACCATCGCAAAAACGATACATAAACGCCGGAGCCTTGGAGCCAGAGCGGTGCACGAATTGACGTGCGCTGTTCTGGCTCTTTTTGTTTTCCGGGGAGGTTTGGAACTTGGCAGTGCAGGATAAGAACAAGGTCACGGCGGATTTTGGCAGGCCGAACAGTGATGCGCAGTGGAGATTTTTTGAATCCCGTGTGCGTTATACCTGTTACGGCGGCGCTCGTGGCGGCGGCAAGAGCTGGGCAACCAGAGTAAAAGCCGGGTTGGGTGCGCTGCAATATCCCGGAATCCGCATCCTGATTCTTCGCCGGGAATACGGCGATATGGAAGGAACGCTGATTGCTCCTCTGCTGGCAATGCTGCCGACAGAAATCTACACCTATAACAAGTCCGAGCACATGATTACCTTCATGAACGGCAGCAAGATCAAGTTCGGCAATATGCCGGGCTACAGCGCCGCCGTGCAAGGTAAGTATCAGGGTCAGGAATATGAATGGCTCTTCATTGATGAGGCCACACAGTTCCTTGAAACGGAGTTCCGAGGGCTTGACGCAATCGTCCGTGGCGCGAATAAGATTCCGAAACGTATCTACCTGACCTGCAACCCCGGTGGCCCCGGACACAACTGGGTGAAGCGGCTCTTCGTTGACCGGAAGTTCGAGAAGGGCGAGAACCCTAACGATTATGTGTTTATCCCCGCCACGGTGGACGACAACAAAGACCTGATGGACGCTGACCCAAAATATGTCCGGACGCTGGAGCAGCTGCCTGATGACATCAGGAGGGCGCACCGATATGGTGACTGGAACGTGTTTTCCGGCATCTTCTTCACGGAGTTTCAGGACGGCGTTCATACCTGTACCCCATTTGCCATTCCGAGGCACTGGAAGCGATACAGAGCAATGGACTACGGTCTCGATATGTTTTTCTGTATCTGGGTGGCCGTGGATGAGAACGGACGATGCTATGTGTACCGGGAGTTCGCCAAAGAGGGTATAGTCGTTTCGGATGCCGCGAGGAAGCAGCTGGAATTGACCAGACCGGAAGAGATGATCATGGGGACCATTGCGCCGCCGGATATGTGGGCGCGGAACCGTGAAAGCGGGCGTACTCAGGCGGCAGCCTTTGCCGACAATGGTGTAGGGCTTATCAAAGCGAGCAACAACAGAATCCAGGGCTGGTCCGCCCTGAAAGAGTTCTTTAAGGTCCAGAACGACGGTAAGCCGGGGCTTATCATTTTCGATACCTGTAAGCAGCTCACGGACTGCATCAAGGGCTTGCAGCACAGCAAGAAGATGCCGAACGACGTAAGCCTGGAGCCCCACGGCATCACCCACGGGCCTGATGCCTTGCGGTACTTTGCCAGCACCTATGTTCTTTCTGCCGAGAAGGAACAGGAGGTCATTTTGGAGGAGGACGAGCGCGACCAGCATCAGGACTACCGGTCCTATATGTGCGGCGGGCGGATATCCCGCAGCTATATCGGCGGATAAAAGTATATTACGGCCTACCAGAGCCGTGAATAATGGCCTACCAGAGCCATAGCAAGGAGGATAATCACAGATGGAAAACGAAGGCATGGATTTTGAGGAGTTCTTTGACGCATTCGATGCTCCCGGCGAGGATGACGGCAACCAGACCGATCCTGAAACCGAAGGAACCGAAACAGAAGAGACCGCTCAGGAACCCGCAGGAGACCAGGAGACCGGCGAAACGGACAGCGAGGAAAGTACACCCGAGCAGAAAAAAAAGCCGGAGAATGACGGCAGTGAGGCGGACAAGCCCGCCGAAACACAGAAATTCACCATCAAGGTCAACAAAGGGACCCGGGAAGTGGAGCTTCCCGAAATGACGGAGCTGGCCCAGAAGGGCGCGGACTATGACCGGGTCAAGGGACAGCTGGAAACGTCCAGAACCAATGAAGCCAATTTGCAGAAGACTGTTGACGAGCAGTCCCCCATCATGGAGGTCCTGCAACTTGCGGCAAAGGACGCTGGCGTTGATGTGGCCGAGCTTGTGGATTCCATCCATGTCGGTCTGTTGAAGGGCAAGGGCATGACCGAAGCGGAGGCGAGGGCCGAAATTCGGGCAGCCAAGGCCGAGAAGGCCGTAAACGATCTGAAGAATAAGCCCGCTCAGGAGGAAAAGCCGGAGACGGATTCCAATCAGGAGCGGGCAAAGCGGGAGATTGCGGAGTTCCAGACCGCTTTCCCCGGGGTGCAGCTGAATCAGGAGACTCTGGATAAGCTGGCGCCTGACGTCCAGAACGGTATGACGCTGACAAGCGCATACCTGAAAATGGAGAATGCAAGGCTTACTGCCGAGCTTGCGGAACAGAAGCGGGCGCTGGAGGCTGAAAAGCAGAACCAGAAGAACCGCAGGCAGGCCGCGCCGGGACAGAACGATTCCGGCGGCGGGCGGGAGAAGGACGCCTTTGAGGACTTCTTCACAGCGTTCGAAAAATAATCAAATATCTGCCGGAGCCGGAGCCTTGGAGCCAGAGCGTAGCACGAAGAATCGTGCCGTTCTGGCTCTTTTTTCGTTCCGGCAGGAAGAAAAGGAGTAATTTCTATGAGCACTACCATTCATTTCCCCGAAAAATACATGCAGCGTTTCATGAAGGGCTTTGACGTTGCTTCCATCACGGACGGCCTGTTCAACCATGAGCTTGACCAGGAGTTTTCCGGCGTTCGGACCGTACACGTCAACAGCATTCTGACCAGCCCTCTGCAAAAGTATGACCGTACCAAGCAGGTTGGAACCGGCAGCCGATACGGCGCTACTCATGAAGTGGGCGACGATGAGCAGGTCTTTGAGATGGAGGACGAAATCTCCCTGAGCCTGTCCATCGACAAGGGCAACAAGGTTGACCAGTTCAACATGAAGAAGGCCGGAGAGGTCATGCAGGCTTACAAGGAGGAGGAAATCATCCCCTACGTTGACAAGTACCGCATGGACAAGTGGGCCAAGGGTGCCGGTATGCACTATGCCCTGACTGCTGCTCCCACCGTTGACACCATTGCCCAGACCATTATCAAGGCCCGGAACGAGCAGCGGAACAAGCGAGTGACCGGAAAGACTGTTCTCATCATCCCCTATCAGTATCTGGACGTGCTGAGCCTGTCCAGCCAGTGGGTGAAGCTGGAAAAGCTGGGCGGTCAGGTTCTGACCAAGGGCACCATGGGCCAGTTCTACGGAATGGACGTGGTTCCCTTCATCAACGAAATCATGCCCGCCAATGCCTGGTTCATGATCATGAACCCCAAAGCAGCCATTGCCCCCAAGAAGATCAGCGACTTCAAGGGCCATGTAGACCCTCCCGGCCTGTCCGGCGACCTGCTGGAGTTCCGGATGTACCATGACGCTTTCGTGCTTGGCAAGAAAGCGAACGGCATTCTGGTCGCTGCGCTGACCGCAAATATCTGCGCAACTCCTACCGTCTCCATGTCCGGGAAGGCCGCAACTATCGCCTCCACCACGAGCGATGCCCAGATTTATTACACTCTGGACGGTTCTGACCCCCGGTACAGCAAGGATGCCAAGCTGTACAGCGCCGCTGTTACGCTGACTTCCGGTGACCGTCTGCGGGCCTATGCCAAGAAAGACGGCCTGTTCAACTCTGACCTGGTGGCAAAAGACCAGGCGTAAGCAAACAACAAGGCCCGGGGCAACTCGGGCCTTGCCTGAAAACGGGAGGGTATTATGATTTATTTGCTTATTTCCATCCTCGCCTGTGTGTGTGCTCTGCTGGGCTGGCAGGTGATCCGGCTTGAGCGGAAGGTGAACCGCACGGCTATTAACCTCAAGAATTACGCCGATGCCTCCGCACGGTCGGAATGCGCTGTGCTTGAACCGAGGCTCCGAAAGCTGGAAGAAGGCGTGATTCCCAATTACGAAGAGGCGAAAAAAGCGGCGAAAGCCGTTGACGATTTCAACATCGGCCTGTCTGCCATTATGAATTTTGACCCCATGGCGGCGGCGAAACGGGCCAGAGACGAGAAAAGCGCAAAGGGCGGCGGTGTAGATGGCGTATAAGCAGAAAATTCCTACCCTTCAGGAGATTTTGAAGAAGTACGATAAGGCGTACAACTTCAACCAGGCCATCAACCTGTATGACACCGTGAAGGTGAACGAGGACTATTTCATTGGAAATCAGTGGGAGGGTGTGCAGAGCAATGGTCTGCCTACCCCTACCTATAACATGTTCAAACGGGTCATCAATTTCCAAGTGTCCAACATCACATCCGACAGCATGGCGATTCAGGTTTCCACGCTTCCGGGTGTATCGCAGTACAGCAGCAAGGATCTGGATGATATCTGCGTTACCGTCAACAAGCAGGTCAAGGCCATTATGGAGCGGTGCAAGATCATTCCCAAGAACCGGGAATTCCTGAGGAACGCCGCTGTTACCGGCGACGGCTGCATTCACTTCTACTTTGACCCATCCATTGAGAACGGACAGGACGTAAAGGGCGAGATTTGCGCCGAAGTTCTTGATAATGTCCGGGTACTGTTCGGAAATCCGAACACAAAGGATGTGCAGAAGCAGCCTCACATTATCCTGGTGCGCCGTGAACTGGTGGATGACGTGCGGTACAAGATGGAGACTGCCAGGGAAGACAGCGAAGAAGGGGCCGTGACGGATGACGTGGAGACCATCCAGCCGGATTCCGAGAAATTCCAGAACAAATACGACAGCTACACGGACGATAAGGTAACTGTTCTGACCTACTACTTCCGGAATCGGGAGACCGAGACCATCTGGGTAGCGGAGGCCACGGAGCAGGTGCTTGTTTCCAAACCGCACGACACCGGCATGAAGTATTATCCGCTTGTGTGGCTGAACTGGGACTACGTGCGGGACTGTTACCATGGGCAGGCCATGGTAACGGGGCTTCTGCCGAACCAGAATTTCATCAATAAGATGTTTGCGCTGGTGGGCATCAGCCTGCTTACCACAGCATTTCCCAAGTACATATACGACAAGACCAAGGTTTCCAGCTGGTCCGGAGACGTGGGTACGGCGATCGGCGTCAGCGGAAATGTGGACGGCGTGGCGAAGGTCATCGAGGGCGCTTCTGTAAGCCCACAGATTGCACAGTTCATCGAACTGTCTTTTGACAAGACACACACACTTCTTGGCGCGTCTGATGTCGCAATGGGCGACAGCCGCCCAGACAACACCAGTGCAATTATTGCCCTTCAGCGGGCCGCATCCACGCCTATGGAAATGACCAAGCAGCAGGATTACCAGTGCATGGAGGACGCTTGCCGGATCTGGATAGACATGATGTCTGTGTACTACGGCACACGGATGGTGGAGCAGGAGATCGAGATGGACGCCGCAGGCCAGCAACCTTTGGGAATGGACCTTCCTCCTCAGAAGGGGACGGTTCCTTTCGATTTCTCCGTGCTGCGCAGTGTCCGGCTGGCTGTGAAGATTGATGTAGGCACAAGCTCCTACTGGTCCGAAATCGCTACCATGCAGACGCTTGACAACCTGCTTATGAACCGCTTTATCACACTGGAACAGTACTTGGAGCGTATGCCCGCCGGGTATATGCCCAAACAGCAGGAGCTTATTGACGAGCTGAAAATGCAGAGCGGAATGCCGCCTGCCGCGCCTCAGGGGACCGGCATGAGTACGGAGACCACATCATCGGCAGATATTGCGCCGGAGGGTGGTCCCGGAAACGGATCGCTGCAACGTGCGATTAACAGAGAGGGGGTATAACCCATGGCAATCAATCTTCCTCAGTTTTCGGAGGATATGGACATTATTCAGAAACTGGGCGACACGCCGGGCACGGACAATAACCTGGACTGGAAACAGTTGCAGGCAAAGTTTGACGAGGCGGGCAACCTTGTCAAAGCCTACCTGAACAGCATCGTCCCTCTTCTCAATGCCGCATTCCGAAACGAGGGAACAGTAATTACAGGCGGTACGGTGATTGGTGATCTGGATGTGAATGGGAATCGTCTGTTCGGAATCGCCACGCCTACAGATGATTCCGACGCGGCAAGCAAGAAATATGTGGATTCCGCTGTTGAAGGAGCCAAAAATGCCAGCCTGCCCAAAGCTGGGGGAACCATGACCGGGGACATCAGCATGGGGGGGAACGCCGTGAAGGGGCTGAAGGCTCCATCTGCCGGTTCTGATGCTGCCACGAAGGACTATGTGGACGGGAAGCGGGCGGCCTATACGGCAACGCTTGGCACAAGCTGGACGGGTTCCGGGCCGTACACACAGACGGTGGCGGTGGCGGGGATTCTGGTTTCCGACATGCCCCACATCATGCCGGTGTACAGCAGCGACAACGCCACGGCCATTGCCCAGAAAGAGGCGTGGAGCTGCGTGAGCAAGGCGGAAGCGGCGGCGGGCGGAATCAAATTCACCTGCTTTGAGGACAAGCCGGGGGCGGCAGTGCCCTTGCAGATCGAGGTGATGCGGTAATGGGACAGTGCTTTTTGTATGGAAACGGTGTGGGAAGCCAGCTGCTCTATGATGTAGTATGCCAGACGGCGGAACCGGCCAAAAAGGAAGGGCGGATATGGATAAAATCCGCGGTGCCCATGACCTACGTTGAATGGAATAACAATCCATGGAGCGGCGGCGCTGTTGGCCGTGTAGATATCATGGGAACACTGGGTGGTTCCAACCCGACATCGAGCAATAACATTATCGAGGTTTTCAACACCAAAGTGTCCGGAATTCTGCACCAAATGAAAGTGACGCCATACCGTTGCCAGCAGGTGCAGGGTTCCACCGGAAACTGGGTGAACGTGGATGCCTACATCTGCCACAGCAACACTTGGGTGCAGTTTTCGTCTACCTGGAACGGTGAACTGTTTGACAATGGAAACCAGTACGAGGACATGACCGGCGGGTGGTCTATTGACAACACTTACTATGGTGGTGGATCAATTGGCACAGCTTTAGTCGGTGGCTCTTGGGGAAATAATCCAGACCAGGGATCAAGAATTTATACAAACAAAGCCATTCAAATAGGACATTATAACACGTTTAAGTTTACTGTGACAGAAGCATCAGGTAATAATGTGTTTTACCTGAAATCTGGTAGTATTTCCGGAGCCAATATGGCCTATAATGCCTTCCACAGAAACATAGGAACCTTTGCAATTGCTATCCCAAGCGGCTCGACAAGTCTTTATCCATACTTACAGACAGGTAGTAAAGGAACGTGTACGATTACAAAGGTTTGGCTGGAATGAGGTGATTGGATGAAAATTTACATTGACAGTGATTGTAAGTGCCACGCTGCTCCGGCGGACGGGCTGACGGCTGTTGATACGGATTTTTTCGGTGGCAAGGCCCCGAGGTACATCGATGGGTATCGCTTTGTTCCTGCGGGCGAGAGCTGGACGAGAGAGGACGGAGCGGTATTTGCCGGGGAGATGGTTAGCCCCTGGAAGCCCTGGGAGGAGCTGGATGCCGTGCAGCGGGAATATGAGCGTGAGCAGTACAATTCCCTTCTTGCGCAGTTATCGGAGGTGTATGAAGATGCTGAAAGCTGAAGAAATCATCGAGAAGGTCAAGGCAGACCGGGCAACGTGCAGAATCGTTGCCGAGGCCGGGATCACCATCAAGCCGGAGCCGGAAGCACCGCCCGCACGGCCCGGCCTTAGCTGGATTCCCCACCAGCAGATGGCGGGCGGGGCGATCACGTGGGTGGAGAGCAAGTATGACGCAACACTGCCCGGAACCAGCGAGAACCCGATTGCTTTTGAGGATGGTATGACGGTATACCCCAACTATTTCTACACGCTGGGCGGCGTGCGGAAGGTGTGGGCCGGGGTGGCTGAGGCGGAGCCGGAGTGGGAAGACGAGAGGTTTGAGGAAATGTGAGGAGGAATGCAACATGGCAGAAGTAGACAGCAAACTGGCGAGTGAATTTATCGCCAGCCCCAGTCATCAGAATGGCAGAAAATACCCGATTACACGGGTGACCATCCACCACACGGCCACGGTTACCACGGCGCGGGTTACGGCCAACGGCTTCGCCGCGCCCAGCAGGAGGGCATCGGCTACATACTGCGTCGGCAACGACGGCAGCATTGTGCAGTGCGTCAGGGAATCGGATATGCCGTGGACGAGCAGCAGTTACGACAACGACAACCGGGCAATCACCATCGAGGTGAGCAACAGCGCCAAATACGGCAATTGGCCGGTAGGCGAAAAAGCCATGGAGGCGCTGATCAACCTGCTGGTGGACATCTGCCGACGCAATCCCGGCATTGGTCGGCTGCGGTATACCGGCGATTTGTCGGGAAATTTGACCATGCACAAGTGGTTTGCAAACACACAGTGCCCTGGGCCTTACCTGGAGGAGCGGTTTGAGGAAATCGCCGCAGAGGTCAACAAGCGGCTGGATGCTATCAATGCGCCGCAGGTTACTACCGTGTACGACCTGACGGCCTCCGGGCTGCCGGAAACGCTGGCCGAGCAAATCGCCGCCGAGCTGAAATCTGCGGGCTACACCGCAACGCTGACAGCCCGTGAGGTAAAGCAGGAGCAGACCGGCTACCACAGCATTGCGGGGAAGGCTGTGGCAACGGCAGAGCAGATGGTGGCTTACATCAAGGCCAAGCGACCCAATGTGGAGCAGTCGGTCATTGACATAATCCCCCTGTATCTCAGTGAAGGAACGGTTGAGGGCATTTCCGGGGATATCGCCTTTGCTCAGAGCTGCATCGAGACCGGCAATTTTGCGTTCCCGGCCGAAACCTGCGCCGTGACGCTGGCCCAGAATAATTTTGCCATGATGGGCGTGACCGCAACCTTTGCCAAGGGCGAGAGTTTCGCAACGCCTCAGATCGGCATCCGGGCACAAATCCAACATCTCAAGGCGTACGCCAACAGCGAGGCGCTTGTGGGGGCCTGCGTTGACCCCAGATTCAAGTACGTTGTCCGCGGCTCCGCGCCTTATGTGGAGTGGCTGGGGCAGCCGGACAACCCCCAGGGCAAGGGCTGGGCCACGGCTAAAGGCTACGGCGCCAGAATTCTGGCCGTGCTGGCGGACATCCGCGGCACCAAGGCCGCCGATGAGCAGCCGTCCGAAGACAAGCCCGCGGCGGACACGCTGGCAGTCGGTGATCTGGTTACTATGCAGGGCGGTGCGCCGGTATATGGGCGGAACCGTGAGTTTGCGAGCTGGGTATACAGTAAGAAACTGTATGTCCGGGCGATTGTCGGGGACCGGATCACGGTGAGTATCTACAGGTCCGGGGCAATTACGGGCAACGTGCATCGGAAATATCTGACCAAAATTTAAGGAGAGAAAAATCATGACCGAACTGAAAGATACCATTGATGGAATGACAAGCCAGGACTACAAGGAGCGATTCAAGGCCGAGTATCAGCAGGTGAAAATCCGGTACGACAAACTGGATGCAATGACCGTAAAGTATGAGGCCGGAACGCTGCCGTTCACCCCTAATTGCCCTCTTGATCTTCTGAAGGAGCAGAAGAAACACATGGGCAACTACATTCGCTGCCTGAAAATCCGAGCTGAGATTGAGGGCATTACGCTTTAAGGAGGCAGCCGTGGAAACGATTATCGCATCTATTATTTCCGCCGTGCTTACCGGCGGGCTGACGCTGGTCGGCGTCATGATCTCCAACAACAAGACCCAGGCGGTCATGGAGACCCGGGTGGACGAGCTGACCCGGGAGGTCCGGGAGCACAACAACTTCGCAAAGCGGATGCCCGTGGTGGAGGAGCAGATCAAAGTTATCAATCATAGGATTGAGGACTTGGAAGAGTACCACAAACCCAACTAATTTTAAGGAGGACAAACAAATGGAATTTCTGAACACTTACATCGTTCCCGTCATCGTGGGCCTGTGTCTGGTGGTGGGGTATCTCATCAAGCATGTGACCAGCGCCGACAATCGGTGGATTCCGGTTGTTGTGGCCGTGCTGGGCGTTGCGTTGGCCGTATGGCTGAACTGGTCTGCCATTACCCCGGAGGTAATTCTGGGCGGCGCGGTGTCCGGTCTGGCCTCCACCGGCCTGCATCAGGCGTTTAAGCAGTGGATTGATAAAGGCGAAATCGTCAAGGAGGAATAAGGAGTAAATGGACAGACCCGGCCTGAATCGGGTGGTCATCGCGGAATTTGACCGGCTGGCGTTTCTCACGCCGCTGGAAATGGAAATTTTGACCACCCGTGCCGCCGGGAAGAGCCAGAAATGGCAGGAGAGGAATCTCCATGTGTCCCTTGCAACAATCACCAGAACCGTTCAACGGCTGCAACGGAAATACGATGCGGTCAAGGAGTATAGTGCCACACTTCCGGACGATCTGATGATTTAATGACGAATTTCAGAGGGAAACCGGGCGTTTAGGTGATGAGCCAAACGCCCGGTTTTTTGGTATGCTATAGACAGAAGGTGGCCACCTCCAATCTATTTTAGGAGGCTTCTGTATGTCTTTGAATTTCACAGCCGCTGACCGCGTGGGCGGTATCGGCGGATACATCGGCGGCATTGCTACCCTGCTGGGGATGGCAAACGGCGGTGTAATCAACAACGGCAACTGCGAGGGAGACCACGTGGTGAACCGGTATGAGGCTGGGCAGTCCGCAGAGATTGCCGCTCTGAAAGCGGACCTCAAACTGCGGGATGCCAACACCTACACCGAACAAAAGATGGTGGAAGTGTACAAGTACGTTGATGGCCGTCTGCGTGATGTGGAGGGGCAGCTTTCCACACAGGCGGTTGTCAATGCGCAGGTGACCGCGAATCTCAGCTGTATGCAGAATACGCTGAACACGCTGGCCGGAATGACCAAGACGGTCATTCCCATCAACAACGTGTGCCCGGAGCCTATGCAGCGGTACAACAGCTGGACGGCTCCCACCGCCGCGGCTGGCGGCTAAGCAAGTCTAAAGGGGCGGCAGCAGCCGCCCCGGTTTGGAGGAAGACATGATCTCAAAAGAACGGTTTGTAAATGGAGCGGCAAACTATGTCGAGCGTGAAGTTCTCCCCCACCTTCCGGAGCTGAAGGCTCTGGCGGTGGCGGGGGTTGTGGCACTGTATGCCCAGAAGCTCCCGCAGATAATGGACGGGCTTGAAAAGATTCCGGCTGTGAAAGTGCTTGGGGTTATTCAGGACGGCATGATCGACGAGGACGCACTTTACAATGCGTTTGCTCCCAAGATTCGGAAACCGCTTGAGTTAGACATACCGCTTGTCGGCAAGCTGTCCTTTGACCGGGCAGAAGTTGACAAGCTGCTGAAATATGTGAAGGAGGCATAAGCATGGAAGATATCAAATGCCTGATGCGCCACGTCAGGGAAGAAGTGGCGGACGCAAAGCACTATATAAAGGACGCTCTGGCCGTGAAGGCCACGAACCCGGAGACGGCAGACCTTTACTACCGGCTTTCCGGGGAGGAGCTGACCCACATGAACGCCCTGCACAAGGATGTTGTGCGGCTGATCGATGACTACCGGCGGGAGAAAGGCGATGCGCCGGAGGGTATGATGGCGCTGTACAAGTACCTGCACGAGGAGGCCGTGGAGGAAGCGGAGCGGGTTTCGGTGCTGCGGGAGATGTATAAAAAGATGTGACACACATTTCCTTGCGTTACAGACCGTGACCGTTTATGTTACAAATATTCTTGTTACAGATATGTTACAAACTGGCGTGAAGCAGGGCGAACCTGCGTGAACCTACAATGTAAAAATCTGTGGATTTTTTCGAATTTTTATTATTTTTTGAATTTTTTCATGCAAAAACGGCTTAGAAACTGCTTCACACGCATGAGGTCACAGGTTCGAGTCCCGTAGTCTCCACCAAAAAGCACCTAGAAAGCGCAAGTTTCTAGGTGCTTTTCATTTGTTTTTCGAACTTTTTGAAGCTGGTTTTTCAATGGCGGATGTTGGCTGTTACAAACCCGTTACAAACCGTGAGAGAATATGTCTTTCTGGTTGATAGCGTTCAGAATGTCGGATGGGTCCAGGTGGGTGTAAAATTTATCGGTAGTAGACAGGTCGGAATGACCTACCATGCGGCGGAGAAGCTGAGGGTTGACGCCTGCTTTTGTGGCCTTGGTGATGAAGGTATGGCGGCAGTCATAGGGCGTGTAGGCCGGAAGGTTCAGCTCCTGCATGAGTTCCTTCCATTCCCGCTTGACGTAGTTTGCATAGGTGTGGTTCCCGCTGTAGCCGTCTATGAGTTTCGGTTTCCCGGATGCCGCGGAAAGGATTTCATGATACGCGGAAAGCCCAAGCTGGGAAACGGCAATGACACGGTTTTTTCCTGCTTTTGTCTTGCTGCCCCCAACAAAATAGGTAGTGGTGCAATCTGCCGTAGCCGCCTGAAACAGTTCGTTTGGGCGGCAGCCGGTGGCAAGCAGGATCAGGGCGATTTTTGCGGCTGGGTTTTCGGACTTCTTCATTGCGTCTATCGCCTCATCAGGGAAGACAAGTCCGTCACTCTTCTGCGCTGCGGCAATGGTACAGTAGCGTGCGCGGTTGACCTGCTGGATTTCCTCCAATACAGCCCAGTCGGAAAGCTGCCCGAAAAGCTGCAACACCTTTTCACAGGTGGACTTGGACTTCCCTTCCTGCTCCAGGCGGATGATAACAGCTTGGAATTCAGAGCGCCGGATGGTACGAAATTTCCGGTCGTGCAGTTCTTTGCAGTTGGAAAAGGCGGTTTTGTATGAGCCTTGGCCGTGGACGCTTATCGTCCGGTCGTGCTCTGGCTTCCATGCTTCGTAAATCTGTTTGAAGGTCCAGTTATACTTTTCTGTGATTGTGGCGTCTGTGAGGCGCTCAAGGGCTTTGACGGCATCTGTGCGGGTTTCATATGTGCCAATCAGTTGGCCGCCCTTGCGAACCACCCAGGGCTTGCGGCGTGAACCGGAGAGTTTTGAGATGTTGCCGGTTCCATTGGGACGTTTGCGGGTCTTTCGGGGCTGGGAAAGCTGCTTCTTTCCGCAATAAGGGCAGAAGACAGCATTCTCCGGCAGCTCCTTCTTGCATTTCTGACAGAGCATATTGGGGTTCCTTTCTGTGTGTGTGGCTGCACGGTAATACAGCGGCTTGCAACATGAGTGTAACACGGTCAGAAACAGATGTAAATATGGAAAAGCGTACAAAAATCCCGGTCTGCGGTGGGCAGGCCGGGACTTTTCGGATTAATAGTTCTCTTCGATGAACTCCGCAATAGCTGCCTTGGTTTTATTTCCGCTGCCAGCATAGATGTGGTACAGCTGCTCGGCCATTTTCTTGTCAAAGCCCAGGTCGATAATACCCTGAACCTTATCATCCTTCAGGGACTTCCCGTCTCCGTCTGTGTCCGAATACAGGTAGGCATAATAGGTGTCGGCGTACTCCTTGGCAGAGAGACCCAGTTCCTTGCGGATGTAATCGTACTTGACCTCTGTCTTGTCGGGTTCCTTATCTTTCGGATCATAGTCCGGCATATAGAGCTTCATTGCGGTATCCAACTGAGCATCGGAAAGCCCCTTGGTGGAGGCGACGCTTTGGAGCTGCACGGGCCGCTTGCCACGGTTCTTTTCCGGGATGGACTGGACAGCCTTAATAATGGACAGCGTTGTATCGGAAGCAAAGCCGCTGTTCCGGGCCTCAAGATAAATCCTGGTGTTGCCGCTGGACTTTTCAAGAACGGATTTCTTGGTGATACCAGGCATTTTGGAAATGGTGTCGTAGACGGCGTTCAGGGTGTCCGTAGCTTTCTTTGTGTCGTTCCCCAACTCCCATGCCTTTTCCAGGTCCCCTACTGCGGATGTGGCGTTGGATTTCAGAACATCACGGACGGTGTTAAAGACGATGGAGGTCTTTCCGCCGTCTTTCGGCACGTCCTTATAGTCTGTGACTGCCGCCCGGGCGAACTGGGCGCCGTATTCCTTGGCCTTTTGCAACGCCTCCGCCTTCATCTCATCGGAGAGGTTATCAAAGCTGGCGTTTTTCAGAAGACCATCGTAGTACTCCTTGACGCGTTTGCCGTATTCCTTCTGGTAAGTTTCCCGCTGCTCTGCCGTGAGCTGCACATCCTCGCCGGAAGCGTCCTTGACCTTCAGCGGGGCCTGACGCTCGGGGTAGATGTTCTTGACGTCCGGGTTCTGGCTCAGTTCGTCAAGAGACTGGGCGGTTTTGTCCAGCTGGAGGCGGTGGGTATTGGTGGGGTCTAAGAAGTTGGAGACGAAACCGCCTCGCTTCTGCTCCTGCCCGAAGCCGTTGACCTTCTTCGGAAGCGTTTCGGAAGCGCCTGGAATCGCGTTCAGAATGCTGTTCTTGGCGTACTCGGCAGAATCCTTTCCACGGGTATCCCGATAATAGCCGTCCATAGTCTGAGCGGTTTGGCGGACAAACTGGGGGACAAAGGAGCTTGCCACATTGCCGCCGTACTCGGCGAGGGCGTTTTTCAAATCGCCTGTATCGCCGGATTTGACGGCATCGTAACCGTTGGAAAGCATGTCCTGGAGCTGCGTCAGACCGTCCATCATGGGGCTGTCCATAAAGGAGGAAACCGCAGAAGGGAAAGCGCTCTTTGCGTAGGCTTTTCCGACCCCCGCAAGGTTGGAGGACGGGTTCGCCATGAATTCCTTCACAGCATCGTCCTGGGCCAGCTCTACAGCAAGATACATCTGAGTATTGAATGGCTCCAGAAAATCCAGGCTTGTAACAACGTCCCCAGTTTGCCATTTCTCACTTCCACCTTCGGACGCACGGCCCAGAGCGGACCAGTTGATCTGAGCGCCGCTGAGACCTTGAGACTGGTCAAGGGCCTTTTTGTTTTTGTCGGAATCGTCATGAACCTGGATAATCCCGTTCGCCGCTGCGGTGGTCATGATGCCGATGAATGCAAGGCCGGTCATTCCACGCCCGAAATCGCTGGCAGCCTGACGCTGGCGGGCTACGCTGATTTCCTTCCCGTGTCGTGCGTCGTGGATAATACGGGCGATTTCAATCGCGCCCTTGCCAACACCGGCAGTATAGTCAATACCGGTCTGCGCTACGTTCATGGGAACGCTGGCGAACGGCATTACCACATCTCCGACAGCCTTTGTAAAAGGCTCCGCGTCTGTGCCCTTGCCGATGTTCTTCATCTGCTGGGCAACGCGGGAGAGGTTGGAACCGTGGGTTTTGCCGTTTTCTTCCCAGGTGGCATCCTTGAAAGTGCGGCGGTTTGCTGTAAATTCCGCAAGCTCCGAAATGTCCGCGTCGCTGAGGTTGGAGTTTTTCAGACGGTTTAGACTGTCCGTAACGGCAGCGTTGGTGCCGCCCTCGAATACTTTATCGGAGACTTCCAGGGCATAGCTCATATACTTCTGGTAGCCGTAGAGAACACGCATTGCAACATTGCCGTTGGAGCGGAAGGTTTTGCCGATGTATTTCCCGCTTCCGTTGGCACCGGTCGCGGAATCGAAAGCGGCGTTGGCATCCGTTTCAATGGGGACATTCAGCTCCACACACAGAGAAGCAAAGTCCATAGAATCCTTGGCTGCGCTGAGATACTTACCGGGGAGCTTCAAGTCGTTGCCGACTGTGCGCTTCCCGGTGGCCTTGGCCATCAGGGAATCCACGAAGCGGCCTCCGATACTGTCACTGAAGGAATCCAAAAGGCCGGTGGCACTGTTGCCAGCAAGGTTCCGTTCAAATGTTTTCAGCGAGGAAAGCATTCCCTGCTTCCGCAAACCCTCCGCGATTTCCATTTTTCCGCGGGCACGGAAATCATCCGGCATGGCGGCGATCTGGGTGTTGGCGATTTTCTTCAGGGTATCGAAGTCCAGTTTGTTCAGAATGCGCTGGGCGTTTTTCGTAAGACGGCTGGACGTGCCGAACCATGCGGTGGTTTTCCGGGACTGGGCAATCTGGCGGATCACGTCACGCATAGCCTTGGTATCGCCCTCGGGAACGCTGTCAACGGCCATGGCGATACGGGTATACTCCTGCGTGACGTTGTTCTGCCACTGCTCGAAGGTGGGGCCGTTCTTGGTTTTCTTATAGGTGGTATCGCCCTGATCCATGGCAAGGAAGCGGGCGGTGGCGGATTCAGAGGCGGACATGGGGTCGGATGCGTCTTTCATTGTCCCAGAAATAGCGAATGCCTGAGCAACCTGACCGGCGTTTGTGCCTACCTTGGCAAGCTGCTTGTTCATGGCGGTCGTACCCTCCACGTCACCGGACTTGAACAGTTCCTTTGCCACAAGACGGCCCGTGGCAACGTCCTCAGCGGTCCAGGAATCGCCCTTGTTCATCAGGTAATCATATTCCGCGCGGACACGTTCCGGGCTGCTGGTGCGCTGCTGGGCGGTCCCCAGGGTATCCGTATTGTGCTTTACCTGATAATCCCCCGCTTCCCGGTCCTGCCGCAGGGTCTCCCGATATCCGGCGCGGATATCCGCGTCTTTATTTTGAAGGCCGGAATTGGTAACAGAGCGGGACTTTTCCACATCCCCGCTGGGTTCGGACTGCATACCCAAGGTATCAGGCTGGGCGGCTGCCGCCGGGTCTCCGGTCAGGGCAGCGGTCTGGTTCTGGATGGACTGGCGGGCGGCTTCCTGCTGGGTGCGGCGCTGGGTGGTGGATTCCTCGACAAGGGCGGAGACAGTGTCTATTGGGGGGATGGCGGGCGGTTGCGGGATTTCGGTCTGCACTGCGCTATCTTCGGTGGGGATATCCACCAATGGGGGCTCGATCGCGCTCTGGCGGGGTGTATCCGGTTCAGCAGCTTGCGCCAGGGAGGAATCCGGCGCATCTGCTTGCTGGGGGAAAAGCGGGGCCGTGGCGATTGGCTGCGGAGCAGGTTCAGCCGATTGGACGGGATGTGGATTCCCCGAAAGCTCCGCGTCATAATCTGCATCGGATATGGACATCAGGCGTCTGAGTTCAACGGCTGCATCCTGAGCGCGCCGGAAAGCATCCTGGGAGACTGCCGCATTTGCTCTTTCCGTGTACGCATCATAGTTACCGTCCTGAATTGTGTCGAACAGTTCGAGCATTCTTGCTTCCCTTGCCGTGTTGAGATACCCCTTCATGTAGATTTCCTTTTTCTCTTCCCGGCTAAGAGGATTATCTATAAGATAATTGCCGTCGCTTTCTCCGCGCTTTCTAGCTTTCTTCCGCTCTTTTTTTCGCTTGTCAAGGAAATTCTTCCATTCTTTGGGATCTTTGAAAGAGGAAACATCTACGATGTCGTCAGTGGCACCGGACTGCTTGCGCTTCGCCACGGATTCCTCAACCGTTCGGGAGACTGTATCCAGAGGAGTTTCCGCCTGTGCCGGTTCCGGCTGAATATTACGGGGCTGCGCTTGCTCAATTGGCTGCTCCTGCGGGAGTTGTTGCGGATTTTGCAACAGCTGGTCGGGGGGAGGGGCCTGCCGTGCGGTCAGCTGCTCCGGGGTGGTTTCGGTGGGGGCGGTGTCGGGGGCTGCTTCCGGGGCGTTTTCCCCATCGAGAAGGGCCTGAGCGCGGCGGTTGCGGGCGTTGCCGATGGCGGTAGAGACACCTGCGGAGACACCGCCGGAGATACCCGCAACAAGAAGCTGCTGACCGGCCTGATCGATAAGGTCCTTATTGGCAAGGTGCTTTGCGTCGGCATAAGACATATTAGGGTCTTGCGCCATGTAGTTCTGGATATTCTGCTCATACTCGGAATTATCCTGAAGGATGGCCATATCCAGCAGCTGGGAGCCGATGAAGGACGCGCCCTCGGTGGTCGCTTCGATTCCGGCCTGTTTGAGGGCTGCTTTCAGGGCAGAGGTAGAACCTTCCTTGGCAAGGCCGAACAGGTTGTCCAGAGGAATCTTATCCATGACATAGTCCAGAGCGGCGGATGAGGAAGCCAAAAGGGTTGCCTGACCGGAAGTCGCGCCACGCTCGGATGCCTCGGACAGGGTGCGGGTATACTGATTCATGGCGGAGGTGGCGGCGGCAACGGTTGGGCCGAGGGTAATAGCCTTTGCTGCGGATTCCAGAGCGCCGGTTCCCGCCTGATAAAGCAGAGACGCGCCCTTTCGTAGAATGTTTGGGTCGTCACCCTCAATCTGCTGCTGGATGTTCTGCTTGGAGGTATCGGCATAGACGTTCATGGCATCGCCGTAAGTATAGGGGGACAGAGAACTATAGCGCCCCGTCCTGTTCTTGGCCTCATCCAGACGTCCGGCAAGCGCCACGACACCGGAAACAGGGCTGGTCACCAGATTCCCAACGGAGGTCAGGATGGACGCAAGAACGCCGTTGGAATTCTGCTTCGCAGCATCCTGAACGTTCTCCCGCTGCTCCAGCTGATAGGAGCGGGTGCTTGTCTCGGCCAGCTGGGCCAGACGGTCAGCGCCGTACTTGCCCACAAGAGCCTGATACTCCCGGGGAATGGGTTCTTCCTCGCCGGGTTCCGGCCCCATTTCAGAGGAGGCGTCCTGACGCTGGATGCGAAGGTAGTTGCCGTAGGAACGTAGCTTTTTCCGCTCGTCCTCGGTCATGGCGTTCAGGTCGGCCATGTCCTTTTCGTAGATGGACTGGTCGTTGGATTTACTGCTGGAAGTTTCCTTCTGGGCCTGCTCCTTCCGGGCGGCGGCTTGCAGACGCTCAAGGGTTTCATCCTTTGGAGGCGTGTCGGACACGGCCTGCCCGGACTGGGGGGAATCGCCCCCGCCCTGTTCCCGCTGCATGGCAGCCTGACGCTGTGGGGATGCGATATAGGTGTCAAGGGTCTTCTGGGCGCTATCGGTCCCCTGCTGGTCTCTTTGGGCGGCATCTTCCGGCAACACCGTTTTGGGCGTCTCTGTGGAAGTGGGGGAGGATTTTTTCAGAGCCGGGGCGTTGCTGTTGACCTGCTGGGAGATGGCAGAAAGGAAAGGATTCTGAATTCCAGGGTCTGCGGCTGCGGTTGGGTTGCTTTGCCTATATCGCTGCTGTGCTTTTGCTGCCAATACCTTGATGTCCGCATCTGTGGCAGGCGCAGTTGTGGGATTCTCACCTGCGCGTTTTTGCAGTTCACGTACAAATTCGTCCTTAAAATTGCTCATCGGCCGCTGCCTCCTCCTGCTTTCTTTTTCGGCGGGTTCGCAAAAATGGTGCCGCCGCTGGTCGCCGCGGAAACAAAGTTTCCGGAAATAGGCGTTGTCGGCTTGCTTACATAGATGCCTTTGTCATTCTTCCCGATGACTGCATTACCCTTTGCGACCATATCTGCCAGATTTACGGGGGAGATGGGGCCATAGCCCAGGTCGATTGTTCCGGGGATTACGCCGGACGTATCCGTTGCTGGCTTCGTGCTGCTTCCGGGCTTTTTGCTGGAGGAGCCGGAAAAACCAGACGCACCGGAATAGCCGGATGGTGCAGAGGCATTTCCCGCTGGGGCGGTGTGTTGCGGGAACATCTTGGCGATCTGTTCCGGGGTGAAGCCGTAGAGTTTGTTCAGGATGGAGTAGTCGCCCCGCTTGGCGAATTGCTGGCCCAGCCACTTCTGCATATCCACAAGGTTATTCCGTTCGTCCTCGGCAGAACCATAGAGCTGCTGGGCACGCTTGAGTTCGTTTTCGGCGTTGGCGGATTCCAGCGCCTGACGGTAGGCCGTTCCGACATCGTAGACGGACATTCCGGCGGCGGCGTCCTTGCCCAGCTGGAGGCGGCGCAGGTCGGTCAGTTTGTCCTGGAGGTTCATCTCCCGGGCAAGGTCTGCATTGGCAGCCGTGCCGGAACCCATGCCGTAGGCCGCCTGGGCAAGCGCTGCATTCCGGGAACGCTGGAGGGCCGCGGTGTAGGCATCGGTGAGGGACTGGTCCGTCTGCTGCCGATTGGCGAGGGCCTGAGCTTCAAGGTCGGAAATCTTCTGATCCCGTTCCTGCTGCAATTTCAGCTGCTGGGCCTGATAATTGGCGTCGTAAATCTTATTGATATCATCCTCATATTTGAGGACATCGGAACTGGTGGGGCCGGAAGGAGCGGGCTGCTGGGTGTTTCCGGCTGCCATATCGTCCAGAATGGAGTTGTCACCGTGGGACTTTGCGTAGAGGGCGGCTTCCTGACGAAGAGCTTGCAGACGCTGATCCTCGGATTTTGCGGCGTTGTAAAGCTGCTGTGCCCGCTGCAAATCATTCTCGGCGGTGGCCCGCTGAATCTCGGTCTGGTAGTACTGGGACAGCTGCTGCCGCTGGCGCTCAATCTCCGCCTCTGCCTGTGCCTGCCGGGCGTTCAGAGCGGAAACATCCTTCTGCTGCTGATTCTGCCGGGTAAGGCCCTGCTGCACCGTGGCACCATAAGAGAGGTTCTTATTGTTGGTGGTGGGCTGCTGGGCGGCTTTCTGGGCCTCCACATTGGTGCGGTTCACGTAGTCGTTCGTCTGATTCTGGACCGCCTGGGACTGGTCGTTCAGGAAAGCATTGCTGTCTTTCTGGTTCTGGTCCATAAGCCCCTGCTGGGAGTTCTGCCGCCGGTCATAGAGCTTGTTGATGTACTCCCCCGTGTTCAGGGCATCGGAAGCGGAGGTTTCCTTGTAGTTCATGCATTACACCTTCTTTCAAAAATAGCCGTAGGTGGGTGTGATTTTCTCCCAGGAGCCGGGGGAATGGTCCCGCAGCTGCTGGAAGGATTCCCGGTACTGGTTCAGGCAGAGGGCGGAAAGGGTCTCATTCTCCGTCTGGATGAGCTTTGCGGCCAGATAGGGGGGCAGGAGCACCAGAGACAGGCGGTCATCCAACTGGATAATCTGGTCAAAGTCCGGGTTCTGGTAGTCGGAAGCATCCAGAGCCATAGGCGGGTCTGCGGGGTCATAGCCGGAAGAGAAGGGATAGAGAACCGGGATGATGGAGTTGAGGATGGATATGGTGCGGAAGCGGTATTCATCGGTGTCCTCGGTGACGGTTGCGCCGGTGGATTCGTTCTGTTCATCCAGAAGATGGATGGCCATATCATAGATTTGCCGCACGGTTGTCATAGAACAGCCTCCTTTACTTGGCCTTTGCGCCGTAACGCACGTCCATATCGAAGCCGAGAATGGTTGTCCGGGTTCCGGGCGTGGTGACGGCAAATTTCAGTTTATAGTAGACGAACTTCTTGACCTTCAGGCGGACACGGGAGATTGTGGGGGACTGCTTCGTGCGGAAGGTCAGGTTGGAAAAGCGGAGGGTAGAGAAAGAGAAGATATTCCGGGATACCTGCTTTTCTGTATAGGTGGATTTCCGGTCTGTCTCGGCGGTGACGGAGACCTCGGAATTGGACTGGGGCAGGACGGACACATAGATCTGGCTGGAATATTTCTTGAGGAAATCCGCCCCGAAGTGCATGAAGCCGGATTCCCAGTGAGCCTCTATTGGAAGGGATTCGCCGCCCACATTGTCGTACAGGGCGCTTTCGGAGAAATGGAGAATGTGGTCTCCGGAACAGAACCAAAGGGAAGAATTGAATGTAAAGGCGTGGGTGACGCCCTTGAACGGTGTGCCCTCATAGGTGGACCAGACGCCGGACTTATTGAGACCGTAGCGGTTGACCAGAACCGTACCGGCGGTATCGTTGAGGAATACGTAATAAGTCTTGTCCCCGTCATCGTCCCAGGCAAGGAGTTTCCGGGGGTCGGCCTGTGCAATCAGAGAGCGGACAGGGTCAGAAACTCGGACGGCATAGCGTTCATCCCGGTAATAGGAGCTGGTGACGCGCCATTCATAGAGGGCGGCGGCGGTGAAGGACCGGGGGTAGTTGGAGACGGTGCGGACCTGTCCGGGGGCGGAATTGCCGTAGTCCCGGTTCACGGGGCGAAGATAGAAACCGGCTGTTACCGTGCCATCGGCCAGCGTCACCGGCTCATAGGTGATGGCAAAGGTGCCGTCGGGCTTGAACACCAGCAGCCGGGAATAGTGGCGCACCAAAGCGGTGACAGAGGAACCGGACACATCCACAGCAATCTCGTTCATGGCCGGGAAATAGAGGGCCGAGGGAGAACCGTCTTGCGTGACACCGGAATAATAGCAGCGGTTGGAGCCGTCGCCGGACAGGAACAGGCAGGTATCCGTAGAGCCGTTGAATTCCTCATGGAGGGTGCAGGCGGTGATCTGGGCAAGAGCGGGGGCGGCGATATCGTCAGAAACCTTATAGGTGATCTCCACGTTTCCAACGCCTTTGGCCGGGGCGGTTGTGAATGTGAATGTGTGTGTGGCCGTGCTGAAGGAGCCGGGGGCTTCCTGCACCACGTTATCAACGGTGACGGAGGTCACGAAAGCGGCCTCATCCGGGAGAACGTAAGCGGTTGACGTGCCATCGGAAGAGAAGTCCATCCGGCGGAAGGGAGACAGCAGATTGATTTTTTCCAGCTCCGTTCCCCCGCCGGAAGGAGCTGCGCCCACAATGACCAGAGGGACATAAGGCGTAGCCTCAGAGAAGCCGTCAGAAGCTCCCAGAACGGCGAACTTTTTAGGGGACATGATATACACATCTCCGGAGAAAGAAAGAATCTGGACATTCACGGCGGATGTCAGCCCCAGAAGCCCAGTCTGGGTGTTCAGCAGCGCCATATCCCCCGCGGCGTTTTTCCCGAATACGCAGATGCGGTCCGAACCATTCAACAAATCAACCAGAACAATGCGCTCACGGGTCTCCACGAACCCGGCCCAGACGGCCAGAATCGTTCCCGGGGTCTCCCGGTCGAACACGGCGGGCAGGACGCCGGGGCGGGTTTTCAGGTTCATGCCGTCGGTCACGGTGAAATTCACCATCCGGGATGCCTCGCCCATGCGAAGCTCGGTTTCTCCGTCGCCGGACTGGTTCAGCCCCAGAAACTTATCCACTGAGAACATTTTGGAATCGGCCATTACACACACACCCTTTCATAGATTTCGATTTCTGCCCTTGGGTTGTCCTTATCGTAGTCCACGAAAGAGCCATCCCGGCAGCGGATGACAGAGATATTATCATCCAGCAATACGCCTTCTTTTACCAGAAGATCGTCCAGAGAGGCATAAAGGTTCAGATCATCCACCCGGCGGCGGGTTTTCATATAGACCCGATACTGAATCCAGACAGGCCCTTCCAGAGGCCGGGGCGGCTTTGGCATCAGATACTGGGCGGCCTGAGCGGTATAAGCCGTGTTGGCGTGGCCCTGCCGGACATACTGCTTTTTCCGCTTGCCGCAGACGGGGCACTTGGGGCCGGAACCGGCGATGGTCATAGAGTTCTTTTTTGTGCGCGTGTCCAGAGGAATCACGCATCGGTACAGAAGATTCAAAAATAATCCCCCCTTACGGGAGGATTATTTACAACATTTTCGCGGAAATCAATAGTTCAATATTTTTGTTTTTGCCCCCGGCGGTGCTTCCCGTTCAGGCGGACGGTGCAGTCCCTGCCGGGAGGGCATGGGCGGAGGCTGCCCGTGTCGAAGAGATAGTTGCAGCACCGGACGTTGTTGTTATAGCCATAGAAATATCTGCAACCGGAGCATGGATGCGGCGGTTTTTTCTTTCTCGACATGGGCGGCCTCCTTTCGGCTATTTTCTGCCGTTTGTTGCTCTGCGCCGGCTGTGTGCGTACCGTTCCCGAAGGAGCTGCTGTTCTGCGCCTTTGGTTGCTTTGGCGATCATGTAGTCGATGCAGCGGTCGGAACAGGCAGGGGAGCGGCGTTTGCAGTCCTTGCAGCAGCAGAGGAAGCTAATGTTGATCGGCATCATTTTGACCTCCTGTTTTGCCGCCCCCGGCAAATTGCTTCCCCCAGCTCTCCGCAGCCGCTTCCGCTGCCTCCCGGCAAAGAAATACGCTTTTGCCCAGAGCGTCTTCGTCGAAGCCAAAGTCTCCACAGTCGTACATTACCTTTCGGACAGTTGCCTCGTAAACTCGTACACCGTCCGTTGTGTACGCCCTTGTTCCCGGCCTCACAACGGTTGCGAAGCGTACCCCGTTTTGCAGAAGCAAGTCCGCCACGACCTCCGCCGGGTCTGCGCCCTCCTTCGGCCAGATTCTTGTTCGCAGAATCCGAATCAGGTTATCTCGCTCACTCATGTTCGTTTCCTCCCTTCATATTGCGCACGTCCGCAGATTGGTCACGGCGCTGGCCGTAGCTGCAAAAATCGTCCGGCTTTTTTACCGGTTTGAATACACGATCCCAGCGATCACCAAAGACGAAGGTGTTTTGCGGATGTCCGCAGTAATAGCCTGCGGTTCCATCTGTCCGCTCATACCGTTCGGCGTGTTTGCACCCCTTGCAGGGCACTACCGGCTCCACGTCGGCGGCGGGGATTCTGTGAAAATCCTCCGCCAAATCGTTATAGGCATCGGCATAGATTCCGCTTTCACCACCCAGCTCTTCAAATGCTTTGCTCATTTCTTCGGACTGCTTGCGGATATAATCGATAGCCGCCTCCCGGCTGATGTAATCACTCATTGCAATTCCTCCACATAGCACCAGCTCTGGGGCGGGTGTTTGATTGTCCTACCATCACAATCCATTTTGGTGTAGTTGTAATAAGGGCAGCACCCACAATCCGCCTTAATCTTACATAGCCCCTTGAATGCGCTCAGCGGTTTCGGAGTATCATAGATTTTCAGGTTTGAAATGTGCCAGAAATAGGCTCTGTCATTGTAAACGTACCGGTGTAGCTGATAGTAAGTACAACAGGAATCTTCCGTCCAGTGCTTGTCCAACTTCCCCATGAAAGCCGGGTACGGGATGTCCACGCAGTCGATTTTGTCGCAAACAAACTCCCCGACAACCAGTTTTCCGCCGCTAATATTGCACATCATCCCGTTATTAACCTCATAGCTCAGGTTTCCGGCAGTGCAATAGATGTAAACCTTGAAAGGCGCTTCCAGTTTCGGGCGGGTCTTTCTGACTTCCAGCGTCTTTTCTCCGCTCAGGATCTTCTCCACCCACTCCGGGCGGATACTGATAAGTACCGCTTTAGCCATTTTCAGCCCTCCGGTTCCAGAATTTTACAAGCATATCCTTGTCATAGCTTCTTGGTGTAGCCATAGCCCCAATCATGCAGTCCTTGGCGTGTTCCGGTTCTCCAACGAGGAAGTACATCGTGTCCTTCATGTTGTATCCTGGCACGGCATCAATTGCCATTTCGCACCCGCAGAACGGGCAGGGCTTCAATTTGATTTCAGACATTGTCAATCATCCTTTCCAGATTCAAAAGTTCCTGCCGCAGCAGTGTGATTTTCCGCTTGATGGCGGTTTTGCCGTGGTTCTTGTCCATGTAGTTCGCACCGTTACCCGTTCCGCCGTTGGCCATGTACAGGTTTGCTGCCTTATTCAGGCTGCTGTACAGGGCGCGGATAAACTGCATTTGTTCTTTCATTCCTCTTCATTCATCCTTTCCGCCCGTTTCCGGTCTTAACCGGGTCGATTTCGACCCCTTCCTTGGCCTTGAACCTGATCGGTTCAAAATCGCAGGATGTGCATTCTGGCTTAACCCCATACACTTTGCTGCACCAATCAATGTTGATACATTCCCCACAAGTCATGCCATCCGGCAAAAGCATACACTGGCTTTTGCAGTTTTTGGCTTTGTAGTAATCACAATTTCTGCATTCCATTGTTATCTCCTTCCCGCCCGGGTCGCCCCGGGCTTGTGTTATTTTCGGTAAATTACTACCATGGACGGGAACGGTGCCGGGTTCATAGCCGCCCCGTTTTCATCCTCAAATTTTAACCGCCCACGGATAAAGCGGATTTCCGCCTTGCCGTATATGTAGTCGTGGAAATAGCTTGTGTCCGTCCGTGCCGGAATCAACATGACGATTGTCACACCCCCACGGACATGTTCAGAATATGCCTTTTGAACCCATTTCCCGATCTCCCGGCCATATGGCGGATTGCAGAACACGGCTCCGTATCCGCTCCAAGGCAGGGAAAGGCCGTTCATTTCAGGGGTGAAAAAACATCTGCACTTGGCGTTCTCTGGTGTAGCGGCGGCATCTAAGCCAAAATGGAATTCCTGATCCAGTTCCCGAAAAAAGTCTTTCGGCGTTCGCCAGCCCATTTTTACGCTGCTTAACAGTACTTTGTTCATTTTTACCTCGTTTCTATCCCCACTGTTCCGCCATTGCAGCGGCGATTCCGGGATACGTCTTGCTTCTGATCTTGGCGCGGTCAGGCCCAGGCGAGCACCAGTGGTTTTTCTCCCGCAGGCGCTGCGGCAATTGCAGCATTTCCTCCCGGACGTTTTTGGTCGGCACCAGCTTGGGCAAGCCTTTCAGCCACAGACACGTGGCTTTCTGCTCCGGGTGCCCGAACATCCATGGCTGGACGATCTGGTCAGGCCTCACGTAGACGGACGACATGATTCCTACAGGGTTTTCCGTAGCAATCTTGTCAACGGGTGCCAGCGCAAACCGCATGAAGAACACGATGCTTTTCTGCTGGGCGAACGTCCGCTGCTTCTCCGGAAACCATCTGGCGCCGGACGCGGCCAGATCTGTACACGGCGGATGCGCGATCAGCAAATCCCACCGCCCCACATCATACACCTGTCCGTCCATGGTGGTCACTTGCCCCCCCCTCGATGGCCTTTAGGGCATCCCCCAGGATATGCCATTCAGGGTGCCCGCCGCTGGGTTCCTGAATATCGCAGGAATAGGCTTCATGCCCCCGCGCCCGGAACGCCTTGCACACGGTTTGCGATTCCTCGCAGGCGATCAGAACTTTCATTTCTCGCCATCCTCCACCGGGGAGCGGAGCCACGCAAGCCACACATCCCTGCACTGGTCCAGGCTCAAAAGGGCGTCACAGTCCGGAACCGGGCAAGCGTCGCAAAATGTCATCCTGCTCGCTTTCTCCGCCAGCTCCTCGTCCGTCATGGCCCGGATGCGGTCGGCGTTGGTCCTTGGGAACGTTGCATATGGGCATTTCTCCGGTTCAGCGCACGTCTTCGGGTCAGCGTAATTATACTGCACCGGACAATTCAGACCCGTGCATTTAAGATTCCCCATCGGTTGCCACCTCCACAAACTCGCCGTTTTTCAGGGTATACGGCGTATCGGCCTTGATCCGCTCCCCGTCCACGTACTCGGTCTTTACGCAAACAGGAACAGTCCTGCCTTTTTTGCCGTCATATTTCCACTCGGACAGAGTGATCCAGCAGCCAGCAGGAGCCTTGACTACAGAATCGTTCCCTGCGCAGCAAATGACGGAATCGCTGCCGGTGCAATTGATCTGGGCGTAGTACCCGGAGCTGCCGATCTTGGCGGAGTCCCCGGAGCTGCCGATCTGGGCG